TGAACGACTTTGTAAATTCTTACTTTTGGCTGCAGCAGTGAAAGAACAGAATTTTTTAATTTATGAAAAACCTGCAAATCATTAATCCCTCTCAACCGATTAACGATCTGTGAACCGTCGCCGTCGACCGTTCTTATAACTCCATAATTAAAAAGGTCTGGATTCGCCTCAACAAAGGCTGAAATTTTTCCAATATTGCTGGTTAAGATCTCTTGCTCTTTGTTGTGGCTAGACTGCTCTAAGTTGGGGTTTTCTTTTTTCTCTATTCCCATTTTAGTATCCCATGTAGTATAAGACTGTCTCCAAAGGAACAGGTATGTAGATTACGTCGCCGAGTTTTAAGTGAAATTCTGTTGGCGCCTGATTGTAAAAAGCTATCACCCACCAAAGTTCTGGATCTTGGTAATATTCATCAGCGAGCTTGAAGAACCTGTCTCCTGTGGTCCATATGTGTGCTATGGTGCTAAACTGGCTGGTTTCCCCGCGAGTAGGATAGTTGAGCTTGTGGGTGTCAAACTGCTTTATTTCTTTTAAGCCTCTAGTCCTCTCTAGATAGGTCTTGTATTGCTCGCTAGCATTTGTAAAGATTTGTTGATTTTTATATCTCATTCTTTAATTCTCCGTGCCATCAATGCGTTTAATATTGTCTTCGATTTGTTGGTCGATGGCGGCGGCGTTCAGGACTGAGAGTACATCGTTGACCTCGCCGGGATCGAGGCTCGTGGCGCCGTCTGTCGCGGACAAGGCGGCCTGTGGCGCGGTTGGGGGCCGCGGCGAGGCTCCTTCACCGACTGTGTCGTTGTTTATTGTCGAGCCAACCATCGGGGTGTCGGCTGTATCTCTTAATAGGCCAAAGTCATAAGGGAACCTTGGGGCAGCAAGGCCTCCTCTAAATTCTCCAGTGGCGAAATCCCAGCCAACTCTGTGGTCGTGTACAACATTTATCGAAAAGCCAATTTGCATTAATTTAGGGATCAAGATGTTTTTGCCCTCGCGCACAGTATTATCAAATCCAGCAGCTTTTATCACACTAGCAATTTCCGAGGAAAAAGAAGTGCCAAGATTGTCTACCTTGCCTCCAATAAAGCCATTTGTAGGGACATGGGTCACTGTGACGTTCTGGATTATACCAAGCAGGCCCTGGCCATCGTTTGTTGATGAACAAATCAAGTTGCCGAACCTAACCCGAAACATTGGCGATGCGGCAATTGATGTGGCAGAGCGTGTGTCCTTGTAGGTTGGGTATAAAGATGCCAAGAACCAACTTAAGTTATTTAGGTTGTTCAAGCCAGATGTTACCGAAGACGAGGGGATATCAAAATTTACACTAATAGTTCTTTCGTTCGACTTCCACATATAATAAGGATCTGGGCGCCCGAAAGGCTGTTGTGGTGTCTGAGTTGATTGAAAGGTGTCACTAAGGGCTGTCACATACGATATAAACTGTACGACTGGTGGATTTTTTATGTGTAATGGTATGATTTCTAATACAGTGCCTGCTTCAGCAGCCCTGCTATTCTCTAGGGCGCGTTTTTTGAATTTTACGTTAGAGAACTCGTTTTTATCCCCTGCGTAAGCTGCTTTTTCTGATTGGAAAAATTTTGGCACTTTATTGTATCTCCTGTTTGTTTATTTTAGGTCATAGCGCGGCCGGTCATCCCCGCTAACGCTTTTGGGACGACCCTCATGACCAGCTTTGCGAGGCCCGTATTTGCATCCGGATCAATCTCTACCATAACCATCTTAGTGACTTCAATTGCGCTTGATGCACTTGCCTGTGGGCCTCCTACAGGCTGGACCTTCGGCAGCTTGCCAGGTGCACCTGACTTCAGAACGTCCTGCACCCCTCCTGAAACAGCGGTTCCGGCTGTGTACACTGCGGCGCCGGCAGCAAAAGTGCCCAGCGCAGCGTCGATGCGGCCGATTTGTTTGTCGTCGAGTTTGAAGCCTCCAAGAAGCTTGTTAGCGCCTTTGTCAAGAAGCTCGCCGGCCTTTGCGCCGGCGCCAAGCCCAAGTTGCTGCATCAAGAATGCCGCTTGGGGATCTCCGGTTATTTCGAGAACGTCCTTGTATAATTGGGCGGTCACGTCTCGGTACGTGTCGGCAGCTGCTCGGGCTGACGCAATTCCTGTTGCTGCGGCGGCGCCTGTTGCAGAAATTCCCCTTCTTTGTCTTTCAGTAATATCAAGAGAGGCAATAATGCGCGCATTTAAATCCTGCTGAGCCATCGCGTTGGTGTTAAGGGCTCCTGTTGCTTTATTGATTGCCTCTTCGTTAAAAATCTGCCTTTGGAACTCTTGGACGCTATCAAACCCAGCGGCAGTTGCGATAATGTTTTTATACTGACGGTTGAGATCGTCAAATTCGACACCAGAGTCTTTTATCGCGTCTGTTATCATTTTGATTTTTTCGTTTGGATCGGCTAGGGCAAGATCTGTAACATTAATGAAGGTATCTCCTAGAATGCCGTTTAAAGTCTGCGCAGCTTTCGCGGCGCCTTCGAAAGTATCCATGCCACTAGCAATGTTAGCTAGCTTGCTAAGCTCGGTACCGGAGGCTGCAGCGCGTGCTTGAAGTTTAGCGAAAACATCAGTCATTCTATCGCCAAATTGTGATAACGGATTCATAACCGCTCTAAAATTAGTAAAAGACTTTGAGAATTCTATTCCTAGAGACTTAGAAATGCTAGCTAGAGACCTTAATGACTTTCCTGCTCCTACCGGAGAGTCGGCCATGGCTTTATTAAACACATCGAATATTTCAGCCGAATCACCTTGCGCAACACCCAGTCGTCCCAAACCAGCAATCAAATTTGTTGTGTAAGCGGCCGTTGCGGGCTGGCTGTCTAAAAAGCCTTGCCTAAAAACAGCAGCATTTTGAATTAAAGCTCTGAAAGACTGATCAATTTCACCGAGAGACAGAACTCTTTCAAAAAATCCTGCCTCAAAAGCGTCTTCGCCCAGCTCTGCGGATAACATTTTAATGTGGGCCCTCATGTTTTCTATTCCAACTGAAGCTCCAGAGGGATCAAACGCAGCGACTATATTTGTTTGCAGAGCATCAAGGCTAAGCCCTGTACTAGCGGCCATACCGGCGACGGCTTTTTCGATATCAGTCGGCAATTGTTTTGTGGCAGTCAAAACATTACCTAGGCTTATGTTAAATCCAAATAATTTGGCCGTCAGTATATCGACGGAGTTGGCGACTAGCCTTGTCATAAGATTACTAGTAGCCATGGTCATTTCGATAGCGCCGTTGATTGCTCCCATGATACTAAGTTGCTTTTCTCTTTGCAGAGTTAAATTTCTAATAGACAACCCTTGCTTTTCCAAAACTTTGAGATCTGCGGCTGCCTGTGCGGCTTTTTTGACGCGCTCATCTGCTAATCTTTCAGAAATCTTTTGCTTTAGTTCTTGTTCATTTTGCAATTTTTTTATGTGCGCACTTTTTTGAATTTCTATAAGCTTTTTTTGGTTTTTTATTTCTTCTCCTGTTCTGTTGAGGCGCGCCATCTCGGACTCGGTTAGTTTATTGTCGATGCTAAACCGCTCCTTTTGATTTTTTAGCTTTTCTTGTAGCGTTTCAAGGGCCTTCCTCTGGCTTTCAGCAGTAGTATTAACAAGGGTGTTTACAAGCTCAAGGGTGTTCAACTCTTCTGCATTAAGTTTGCTGATTTCTTTTTTATTTTCAAGAATTTTTTTAGCTAACTCTCCTGCTTTTTCAAGTCGGCTGAGTTCTTCTTCAGTCGCCATAAGTCTTGGCCTCCTATCTAATAAATAGTGACATCACAAAAATAAAAACCGGCTAGGGGGCCGGCTTTATTCTTCTAGAGCTTCTTTTTCTGCCTTAAGTTGTTCAACTAGTTTTGAAACAAACCAATTTCTGAGTCCGACGGGCAAATTATACGCCTCAATGAAGCTCCAGCCGCCTTTATATTGAAGGAAGAAAAAATGCTCATATGTTCCCTCCATATATTCCTCAGTTAGGCCAAAAAAACGCCGCGGTGAGCGGCACCTCCTGCTCTTTTACGTGAAAGCATGCCTCGCAACGGTGAAGAATTGTTAAATTTATGTTCGGTGCCAAAGCAGGGAGCAAGTCTCTTAAAAATTTAGAATCGGTGGCTGGCATATTATCAATAAAATTCATGACACGGCCATAGTCTGTGTCGCCATTGACTTTTGTTAAGAAAGCAGCAAGTATGCCCGTGATCAAGTTTTTGTTATTGTCCCGCTCCAGCAACTTTCTTTCTTTCTTGCCGTCAATTAGTCGCAATCCAACTTCAACACCAGAAGACGGAAGAACCACATCAAATGTTAGTGTCTCTCTGTTGAACCTAATATTGTTCTCTCTTAAGAAGTCTTTGTCAAAGCAATTTTCTTGCATGTGTGCTTCTTTAAGGTTATAATCGACTTCGCTTGCTGAAAAGCACTTTTCGCAACGCAGCGTAACTGGATAGTCACTGCCATACGCCGATGTTCTAGCCGCAATTAGAATGGCGTTTCTGTCGCCAACAAGAAGCGACGAAGGATCAACGTCGTCTAGTGTTAGGCTTTCTATTAATCTATCAAGAGCCATGTTCTTTTTCAAAAGTGCTTCGGATGTTAAAATATCCTCATCTTTTGCTGTCATAAATCTTATTTCAACAGCCTCTTGCTTGTAGAAGGGGTGGTCATCTGGATAAAATTCGCCCCTTGAAGGAAGCTCCACAAATTCTGTGGGAGCAGAAAAAGCCAGCGGTGCTGGCTGCTGTGCCATCGGCACCGAAGTGGTAGGCGTAGATTCGGGAGCATGCCCCATTCGCCTTTGATTATTTCTCATTTAAGCCTCTCTGAGTTTTGCTTTATCCTGCGTATGCTTTTCCACCAGCGATTGCTTCGTAGGTAGCGTAGTCATATGTTAAGTTAACATTGATGGTGACCAGTCCTTGCTGCGCATAATCTAGCTGATCGGCGAAGGCCACGGATGTGATAAATGCATTTTTTAGTGTCCATTCTTCTAAGATTCTTGTTGAATCAACCGCGCCGATAACCTCGCCAGGGTCTGAGCCGGCAGGAAGAATAACGCCGCCTCCATCAAGCTGCTTAATTCTTACCTCTCCGATGGTGCTGGTAGTACTAACCTTGGTGATGCCTGTCAGCAAGTTGCTTTCGCTAACCGGAGCAACATAGCCTGAGTTTCGTAGAGCATTGTAAAATTTAGAACCGACATTTGGATCAACAGCGTCAATGAATGAAACATCCAAGGCATCCCACTTTACAATACCAGGAAAATTAAATTGATAATTTAAAATTTGATGCGGCGTTGATTCCATCTTGTAGGATGGCTTTTTAGTCTTTGAGACCATAAAAGTTAAGTCTGAAAGCTCCGAAAAAGTAACTAAAAACCTAAAAGCTCTTTTAGGCTGAAAGCCTCCGGGTCCTGTATCTGAAAAGAATGGCATCTATTTAATCTCCTGTGTCTACTATAAGTAGTGTGGTTAGTTTATTTTTTAATCGTCAAATGAAGCTCCGCTTCGTGTAATAATAAAGTCTAGTGCGATAAACTCAATTGCTCGCGCTGGCTTTAGGAAGATCTTGGCGTACATGACATTTCTATCTACCAAGTCTGGTGTTGTGGTGCTGTCGTCCAGCACAACCCTGAAGTCTGTTAGACCAAGGCCTGCTTGTACACCCTCAAGGAATGGAATCACCTGGCCGGTAAACCTATCCCAAGTTTGCTGTACGTTCTGGTCGAAGAGAAGTCTCGAAGCAATGCGTGAGATTTCCTTCTTGACATAAATTAACAGTCTTCTTACGTTAATTCTGTCGAGCGCAGATCTTGTCACCTGCAGGGTCTTTTGTCCAAAGACAACGATACCTTCCGACGGGAATGAGGCGATAGGATTGATGTTGGCATCGTAAAGCCTATCTCTTTGAGCGGAAGTAAGTCGCTCACGAACTCCGATAACTGGAAGTCCTGCAGAGCCTTCGCTTAGGCCGCCTCTAGTGAAGCCGGCTGGAGCAAACCAAACTGCCGACTTACGCTGGGCGCTTGACATTGTGCCAAGTGCGACCACAGAAGGTGGCACGTAGAGAATCGAGTTGGCTACATCATCGCGAATCTTCACGAATGGGTAGAAGGCGCAACCATAACTTGAATTAAGGTTTAGGTCCTTAAGCGCGGTCACTGTTGTCTCAACGTCTCCTAAGTTGTCTGTCTCGGAACTGCTGTTCTCGTGTGGAGGCTTGTAGCCGCCGCGTAGGTCGAGAATTGCTAGAGCGTCTGCTCTTTCTTCGCATGCTGTAAGAAGTCGGCTGTTAAGGCTATCATTGGTGATTCCTGGCATTGTGGCCAAATCAAATTCAATGTAGTCCTTGTCAGCAGCGATGTCGATCGCTTTCTTAAGGCTGAAGTATGAAGAATTAGCAACTTCTGTGCTGGTCTCAATGTAATCATTCCTTAGAGGATCTTTCTCCGTGATATCAAAGCCATCGAAACCACCAAACATTGGTGAAGTAAATCTCTTTAGACCGGTATCAGACCCAGTAAGAATGTAAGTACTGCCTGATTTGGCGGTCCACGAGTCGCCAAGAGCGCGGGAGCCGGAAAGGTATACGTGGTGTGAAGAATCCGTTAGGGACTCCTTGACATCATCCAGCGTAAATACCCAAGAGAACTTAGTGCCCTCGTCTGCTGTCGGCGAATTATCGGTCGGGTCCAGATTGGCTGGCTGTCCGCGTAGAAGGTCAATGTGGCTGCCGTCAAATCTTCTGCTTCCCTTGATGGAAGCCTGGTATCCAAAGTAAGCCTTCGTGGCCACGTTAACCGAGCCTTCGGAGCTTGATACACGAAGACGGGATGTTGGGAACACAATAGAGCCGGAGAAGCCCGAGCCAGCCGCTTCAGTCGCGTTAAAATATTGGCCGGCTGGGTGGTTTGCGGTGATGCCCTCGGCGGCGACAAATCCCTGCGGAACAGCGTAGTCAAATCCAACGCCCGCCGCGGCAGTGCCTGATAGATGTACGTCGCGGTGGACCACCGGGCCCTTAACACCGTAAGGCCTCAAACCTTCGCCCCCGCCGTTTTTAACTTTCTCGCTTACTTCAACTCTGAGGATTTTTGAGCGATTTGGGTTATCTCCATGCTCGATTATCCTCTTGTTTGTTTCGTCGTAAGTGTAATGCATATCACCAATTAATCTTGCGATGTAGCTTGGCGAAGTTGGATCTAAATTACAGTTTGAGTACTGTTCTAGAATCACAGGGTCACTATCTCTATCGTAGGCGCTACGAATTTGCACTGTAAACGTGCCATACTTGTTGTAGTTGTCTGATGGCGCCTTGATATCAACAATCGACACCTTATAGTCTCTGTTGGCATGCTCGCCGCTGTCGAGAGCATGGAACTTGAACAGATCCTCGGTATGTGCTGTTGGGTCGAAGCTTGCGGTTGTGCCGCCTCTCGTATCTTGTGAGATAAAGAAGCCAGTTTGCGCGGCGCGGGCAGCATATTGACGATTACCCCAAACAGTGCTGCCGTTTCCTCCGGCGCCGAGGCCGAGGATCACACCATGTAGCTTGGCAGTGTCGGCTGTCGTGGCGCCGCCAGTCTCAAGCTTCGAGTTCTCGCCATTTCTAACGTTAGACTCAAAAGTCTCGCCAAGCCAGTAGGTCTTGGTGGTTACGCCGGTTTTTGTGAGCTGGCCATTTGTCGCAGTTGCGTCGGTGTTAAAGACTTTACGAATGAACTTCTCCGAATCTCTATTGAAATCAAAAGTAGAGTCTTCTACCTTAGCATCATTTTCATCGTAAATCTGTACGTTGAATCGCCTGTCTGCATCTGATTCGATCAGCGCGCCGATGGCGGTGGATGCGGAGACGGGCTGCGCGCCGGCCGACCCCGTCTTCCGCAGCTGTCCGGAGAGGACAGGGTATCCCTTTTGCATATACCAAATGGCAGCTAATGTACCAGTTACCGCGGTTCCGGCCGATTCGGAAGGAAATAAGAACAAGCCATATGCGCCGCCGGCGCCCGAGGTGGTGCCAAGATCGTTGTCCGTCTTCCATCCGGCCTTGCCCTCAGGATCGTTATCGGCATTGCTAGCTTCTTCGCCCATGACGCGGTATACGGTACACGGTGAGTTGTTTCGGAGCCAAGCCTTTACAGCGTAGGCAGCGTATGTAGGAGCAGTCATCTCGCCAGAACGCCAAATGTCACCAGAAGCATTTCCTGGTGCTGGCTCACCAAACAAGGCAGCAAATTCCTTGTAGGACTCTACCTTAACAGGCCTCTTGCCTGGGCCTTTTGGAAACCGACCGATCACCAGAGGTCCCATTCTCTCCGGTAGGTTTGGAATTCCTGACTCATCTATTTCATCGAGGAAGACCCCGGGGGAAACAAACTTAAACTTATCGACTGACATACTCTTACGCTCCTTAAATATAGGCTAGCTCAAAAATTATGAACTTTTTCTCTAATAAATAGTGTTCGTTAACTACAAACTCCTTTAAAATCTAAATTCTCCATCCTCATCCTGTACAACAATTCTTTCTCTTGCGAAACGTATCTCGACTGCGTTTTCTCTTCTGACAACTCTCGGTCTTTTTTCATTTTTCTCGTCGCCGATCAAATAACCAAAAACATCCATTTTAATTGTTGTTTCATACTTTCTTTCGTTGCTTTGATAATCTACCACAGAATTACTGGCACCATAGTCCTCTCCAATAAACGCTTCATACTGATTTGAGTTGTGTTGTACGATAACTCTCCTATGAGCATTTGAAACTCTAACAAAAGGAGTTAGAATG